CGACATATTACCATCTTCGGCTTATTGCCGCTATCCCAGTTCATCCAGACGCTTTTAGGTATGTCTTTCAAAATTAGAAATTCTATACATTCTTCTTCGGTCATACTGCCCATAGGTTCTGTTTCATGTAGCAAGTAACCTCTAGTGTGTTTCTTGAAATCAGGCTTTGCTTCATCTTCTGCTAATGCCCAATAGTTTTCTATTTTTGGAATGATACCGCCATTCATGCAAGCCGCCATAAAGTTCGGGTCTGGAACGAGGATTTTGCAACACTCATCAATGCTGTCCTCATAGACTACACGGTAGTCAGACTGGTACGGTTCAAGGTTTTCCTTTGCCCAGCATAGCCTGTCCCAGAGATGTGTGCCTTTGAAATCAGGTGTGTTCATTATGCTAAGTCTCCGTGAATAACCGTTGTTACGTCTACTGGGTCGTGTGCTATTGGGCTTTGTTGAAAAGTTAGAAACCTAAACGTAGTTGAAGTTTGTGGGGTAGCCGCAAAACCACCAAACAAAACACCAACTCCAGAAGTTCGCCCATTACCTCCCCCTAATCCAAGCGTGTATACATCCGTGTTCATTCCACTTGTCATAGACTGAGAATAATCACCTGTCCCATTGTCTACCAACCCACTCACGTTCAGCGAATCACGAGTTGCAATAGTTCCAGTACCATTAAAATTAACCCACGCCTTCGCACTACCATTAACAACATAGTCCGTAGTCAGTGACCCTGCGGTGCTGTGTTCCAGCGTATCTGCTATAATCTTGCCAGCCATTATGCTAAGTCTCCTAAACACACGGTTCTAATTTGGGTATCTTGATAAACAGAACCACTGAAATTATTTGTTCTCCACATACTTGTTGCCAAACCTGATGTCCACTGCTGGTTGTAATTATCCGAAATACTGAATGTAGGGACGATATTGGAAGAAACAAAATTATTACTTACATTATGGTCTTGCCGTCCAGTATCAACATCACTAAGTGAACTTATATTTAAACTGTCATATATGGTTGTGCCATCAGAACTTGTGGTGTTCCAAGCCTTAGACAACCCCTGTTGCAGTTGCATCGTAACAGAACCGCCCTCAGAGGTAATCGTCACATCGCCAGCAGTAGCACGACCAGTGAGTTTGTCTGTGATAATCTCACTCATGCTAAGTCCCCGCAAAGTATGTAAGCAGAATTGTAATCTTGCTTGCTGTTTGAGGCTGTAAGCCCTGTTATCATTTGTATTGTTGTCGTTGTGACAACATTAACAATAGCATTACGATTTGTTGCACCCCCACTTTTCATAGAACAAGCAGGGGCATAATCATTGTTTGCAAATGCTGAAGTAAATGCCCCTGTTCCGTCACCAGTTCCATTGTCAGTTAAACTTGAAAATCCAAAACTGTCATTATAACTATCGTGACTAAAAATTAAATCACACCATGCCTTTGCCGCACTCTGCTTAGTCAGCGTGACAGGGCTAGTGCCATCTGCCGCTACCAGTGTATCTGCTTTTAACGTACTCATTACACTATCGTCCAAGTCTCGCCAGTGCCAACAGTAACAGTCACACCACTTGCTATGGTGATTGCCCCTGCCGACATAGCGTTACGGCTATTTGTGATTGTATAATCTTCGTTCACAGTCTGCGTGTTTTCATAGATAGGCACATTGCCTGTAATCTCTACAGTGCCAGTGCTTTCCACATTAGCCGCAGATGTAATCCCTGCTGGTTGAATGCCTATGTACCCCATCAGGTTATCTCCAGAATACTCAATACCGTATCAGCACTATTGGCTGTGTCGCTAGTTACCTTAATAACGTCACTGGCTTCCATAACAATTTTCTGGTCGCCACCGATAGGAACAAGACCACCGCCCACAGGGATTGGCGTTTCCTTCAGGATGTACACGTTGTCACCGTCACTGTTCTCGAAGGTAATGTCCACCAGTATCTGACTTGTCGTGATGTTCGAGATGGTCATGCCAATAATGGTAGTCTCAGTGCTTGCTGGACAAGTGTAGATAGTCATGGCAGTGCTAGCCGCAGTGCTACTCCCATCAAATGTTTTCGTCTTAAATGCGTTTGCCATGTCTTTATCCTAACGCTATTGCCATTGCTATGCCGCCATCACCTGTGTCTGGCACGTTTGTCAGGTTAGCACCATCACCACTAAATGCGTTTGCCGTTACTGTACCAGTTACTTGCAGTGCTGTCAGCGCCTCAGTGCCAGCATCCATGTCCTTTAAATGCGCCATCAGCATACGCAATGCATCATTTACATCTGAAGGAACCATAACATTTTCTGACAAGTCGATGCCATCAAGGTCTGTGTTATTGGCTGGGTTAGCATCGTACTGTGATATTTTGGTAGCCATAACTACTCCTTAATGATGTAGTTCAGGATGATGGTAGGCTGTATGTTGTTGTGTGCCTGACCGCCACCTGTTGAACCAGACTGTCTGCCTTGAGTAGAAGAAATATATCCAGGGCTACCACCTGAACCAGTAATACCATTAAAGCCACCACTAAAATCATTATAGTGAGTATGTGCAGGTATCTGTGCAGTTGTAAGCGTGTGTGTCTCAGAACCGCCTGTAGCACCCAGCGTATCACCGTTCAAACCGCCAGACTGATTTGTAAGCCTGTTAGCTGATGACCCGCCCATGTCGTCCTGACCAGCTACTACACGGCCTCTCAGGTCTGGTAGGTTGAAGGTGGTAGAACCGTCACCAGAACCGTATGTAGTGCCAATAGCCGTGAACAAGTCAGCGTAGGTTGTACGGCTAATCGCCTGACCGTAACACAGCAACCAACCGCTAGGCGCTGATGAACCAGCATAGGCAGAAACAACACCAGATGGTGTACCGTCACCCCAGCTTAGTGTGCCAGAACCATCTGTCTGCAATACGTTACCGTTAGAACCATCGCCATCAGGTAGCGTGAATGTGGTGGTAGCTGTCACAGATGTCGGTGCTTGTAGCTTAATCTGGTTTGTGTCTGTGTCGTCTGTCAACGCTAATACATCAATGCCAGCAGTTCCGTCCTGAAACTCAGCCAAATGTGAAAGTAGTTCTCTCATGGCATCGTTAATGTCGCTAACCGCCATTGTGCCTTCACCCAAGTCAACCCCACCCACATCCGTGTTTGAGGCCGCAGTTTTCGAGTATTGATTTAGCTTATCTAATGGCATGTTATTCTCCTAGTAGGGAAGGGTTTTGAACCATACGCTGTTCACCGCCCATTCCGATGTAAGGTATTTCTTCGGCCTGTAATTCAGGTATCAACAACCCACCTGCTGTTCCTATGGCTGATGAGGTGCTAGCACCGACTGTAGGGGCTAGTGTTATACCTGCATAAGCAGGTAGCTTTGCCGCACCTCTGCCTAGCTTTGGGAACTCGTATAAAGCAGAACCAGCCAAAGTTCCCGCCAAACCCATTAACCTTTTTGGTGTATATGCAGTAAATGGACTCATTTCTCCTAGCGCAATCCTTCCAGCAGTGCCGCTATCTGGGACTGTTTGGCCTAAAATATCTCTTGCTTCTCTTGCCCTGATAACCTCTGGTGAAGTTCTCGGTCTGCCCCTCGTTTCAGCCCTAACAAGTGCCGCAGGTGTAAACTCACCGCCAGAAGAAACTCTTGCGTCCGACAACTTAACAATAGGTCGCATGTTTCTGTACGCCTTGTTAGCGGCTTGTAAGTCTGGTAAATCAGGGTTTTGTTTGGCAAACTCATCCCTTATTGCTTCCTGTATCTCTCGAAATACTCGCAATTCTGTTTCATCTCCCTTTATGATGGAAGATTTTATCTGCCCAGACAATTTACTCTCTGCGGTTTTAAAGGCTTCGCCCCCTGCATCAGGGTTTCTCATAAACCTGAAGTAACTTTCGTTAAGTTTTTTGCGGAAAGCCTTTAAGTCAGTTGCGTCAAAAACTTTGTCGGAAACTGCCTTATTGAGTATTTCTTCAATCTTTGCATTAGGCTTAATTGCGTTAAATTTAGCTTTTGGCACTACAGCGTCATAAGCCTCTCCGATAGCATCTTCAGCAAAATCAACAGCAGTCTCGCCTGTGAAACCTTCTGGAACTTTGATGCCCAGAGGCTTCATTGCTTCGTCAATAGTTTCACGCACAAACATCTGCTGGGGTCTGCGTCTGGCTTCTTGTATGCTTTCTTGCAAGAAAGGCGTTGATATTTTCTGTTCTATAGAACCTATCTTGCCGCCATATGCCTGACCTGCTGTAAGTGGGTAGCCTCTACCCAACATGGATTCAGCGCCTTTTTGCAATGTAGGCATGTATCTCTGCCCTAGACCAGCCGTTAAGCCGCCACCAACAACGCCAACAGTGCCACCACCTATTCGCCCAGCAGTAGTTTCACCTGTTCCTATACCATAAAGACCACCTTCTACAGCCCCAGCACCAGCCGCACGTTTTATAGCTTCTTTGCCAACAGCAGTACCAATAGCCCTACTTGCGCCAACCCCGCCAGTAATCATGGAAGCTGCTATCTCAGCGCCATATGCCGCTAACGGTGCTGTTTCTCTAAAGCTTTCTATGTCTTTTCTGATTTCTTTCACTATTTCAGAATAAGGTCTGTCACCATAAGCCGCCCTTAGACCAGCCTCAATTTCATCGCTAAAACCCAAGGTCAGACCTTGTGCAGCAGCCCTGCCAATATCTGTGAAAATGTCTAGCTGAGTTCTTTCAACTTTTGGCGTATATTTCTTTGTCTTTGGTAAGGTCGCCATTACATCATTTCCCTTGTAAGTATATCAAATTCCATGACTTCTGGGTCTGCGTTAAAGAACACATCGCCTTCTTTGATTTTTCCGTCATCTACAAGTTTTGTAAATTCTTTATCTGTTGCAGGTTTTTGATATAATCTGCCCATTTTTTCGTCTGCAAAGTCAGCAAACCCAAAGTCATCACCTTGTTTTTTTACATAGTTTTCAAACAAGCTAAGTCTCTTTTTGTTGTAATCCATTACTTGCTTTTGCATTGAGGCAATCAAAAGGTTAGCTTCTGGTGTGTTAGCCATTCTAATCGTAGACTTAGAGAAGAAATCCATATCTCTATCAGAAGATGAACCAGAACCTACAACCCTCATTCTAGGCACTAAGAAAGAAGCAACGCTGTCTATTATCTCTTGATTGGTCAAATTTTGTAACTCTTCATCACCCAACAGGCCAGCTTCTGCGGCTAACTGTTTAAGAGGAAGCATAGCGGCACTAACTCTGCCAGTCTCCGCACCACCTTTAAGAAGGTCTATGGCAGTCTCTAGCCTTACACCTAACTCCCTATCCTTATCCACTTGTTGTTGCATGGTTTTTCTGGTCGCTAAAGCCGCTTTATAAGCCTCTTCTTTTTGCTTATCACCACCCATAAAAACAGTATCAGACTTAGTTAGCACCTCTCTGATAAATTGTTGCCCTTCGGGAGTCTCAGGGTCATACCCAGCCGCCCTTACTCTCTGCATGAAATCGGAAGGCTTACCTAACTTTGCATACTCCAAAGCCAAATTTTGTTGCCTTTCCTTTTCCTTCATGGCTTGCTGTGCCTCAAACATAGCACGTTTTTGCTGTGCTTGATTAAAAGCCGCCATAGCTTGATTAATCATGCTGAGGGTATCTTTAGGTTGTGCTGTGTACCCAGATGCCTCTGATAAAGCTTGACCTGCCGCAGTTAGCCCAACCGCAAATGGCTTATCAGCCTGTAGCCTCTGAAGCATTGATGGGTCTTTTGCTGTTGATGGAAGCGGGACTAATCCACCAGTAGGGGGTGTCATCATAGCCGCCTTGCCTAAACCGTAATCTAAACGGCTTATAGGTGCTGGCGGTTTAATAGCCATAGGTGGCGTACCCCTTGCGCCAGAAGGTGTGGTCACATACGATTTTGCTGGCAACCCAGCCTGAACTGGACGGTCAGCCCTTTGAAAAGCCGCAATGGGGTCAATGTTTAGAAATGGTAAGATACCTATTTGTGACATGCTAGCCTCCCCACTATTTTAAAAGAAATGGTAATTGTTTTGCAATAATTTGTTCCATTATTCCCCCTGTTGGCGCACCAGCAACCATGCCTAAACCTTGCAAACCAATACCCGCAATCTGACCAAGTGGGCTAGGCTTGCTGATAGGTGTAATGTTCTGACCAGTTTGCCCCATAGGAACAGCGCCAAATAAGCTAGCATAATCTGACAGCAGACCACGCTGTGCTAAGTAAGGATACTGCGCTTCCATAGCCTCTTCTGCTAGGCGTTCCTGTTCAATCTGTTCCCTAGCTGCACCCACTTGCGCCATTGTCAGAAACGGTGACATGCCAGACTGATACACGCTAGGAACTTGCCCCATAGCCTCTTGCTGTGCGCTATAAATAAGAGGCGCTACCGCCTCTGCTACGCCCCTTTGTGCATATCCAGAACCATATCTTCCAGTAGACATGGCTGGTTGCATAGCCGCTTCAATAGTCGGTTTTAACGCTTGCTGAAAAAGCGGGTTAGTGCCAGTCAGGTTTTGCATCAGAACGTCACGTTGCGTCTGGAACATCGGGGCAGATAACCCCGCTTGCTGTTGCATACCACTAAGCGCACCAAGAGTTTCCTGTGTAGGGGCTACATAGGTAGACTGATATGGCGTGTAACCACCTCTGAACAAGTCCTGTGCCGCACCAAGTATCTCTTCTCTGTATGGCCTTAACTCTTTTGAAATGTCACTCTGCGTTGTAGTGACTTGCTGTTTTGAACCGCCACCTTTACCCATCTTATATATCCTTCGCTAATACTGTTGCCACACTTCTGTAATCAACCAGTTTCTTTTTCCAACCGTGTCTGCCAATTATTTCCATGCCATCACAGCCCTGCTTCTTTGCCCAATTAGCTACCACCTTCTCGGCAACCATCAGTTCTTCTAAATCTCCACCAGCTAACCAAATACGGCAACTTTTTCTTCTAGGGTACTTGACTATCTCCACCACTATAGCAGATTTCTCCAACGGAAAAAATACTGCATATTTATCTTCTATTGCTTGCCTCACATCATCTATCGTGTGGCTGTGGTCTGCGTACTCTAATGCGTCCTCAATGTAACCCTTGCACCTATCCCACTCATCCAATGATGACATAGCCAATATCCGTGCTGTGACCGTTGTTCTTCTGGCCTATAACAAATGAACCGTTGTTCTTTGTCTTGATGTAAGGTTCATGGTCATAATAGTTTGTGCTGTGAGGCTCAAGCAGTATCACGCTATCCTTACTCGCCCTGTGGTCTGTTACCGTTACATCAGTGCCACCAGATACCAACGTAACTGTGCCGACACAGTTCAGCTTACCACCAACAGTCAGGTTAAGAACCTCTGCAATCTCTCTTGTGGTTGCTAGAATAGGGTTTAGTATTCTGAAGTTAGTGTTTAGCCCCATTATCTACGCCCTATCTCTCTACCGTCAAAGTCAATACCCTGCGCTGTACTCCACCTGTTTGTCAGGTTTAATTGTACCCTGTGGTAACGCCCTTGCGCCCTCACAGGGCAGAACCCATCTACATTCTCAGATGATGCCGCACTAAAGCTAACAGCCGTGTTTGTGGTGTTCCTAGTGCCAACCTGTACCGTTACACTGCCACCCTCATAATACGGATACACCCTAGTAACAATACTGTGCTTGCCCTTGGATATAGGCAACTCACCTGTCACAATAGTTGCATCCATAGGGTCGCCATTAAATGCGTAAATTTTATCGTCTAGCGCACCGCCAAAGAAATACTGACCACCCTTGAAAAAACGACTATCAACAGTCTGCGGAAGATTATCCACTAATGTCTGGATGCTTGTAAGTCCATCCACGTTGTAACCAGCACTAAAGAATGGCGCTAACAAGTCTGCCTCTACATTGGCAATAGACCAACGGTTCAGCACATAGTTATAGATGAGTATCTTATCAGGCTGACCAGATGGACTGTTCACAGATGTGTATGACCACATTGCTACTTCTCTTAGCGGGTCAACAGATGATGTCATGCGGCCAGCGTAGTTACTATCAAAGTCAGCCAAGAAAAAGTCGTTCACCTTTTCAGAACCGATAGGCGTAGAACGTGTGCCATCAAACGCATAAAACCCATCATCAGAACAGTAAAACACCAATGAACCAATGTTGCATATAGAACCTGAAAACGCACAACCTCTTTCAGATTCAACCTTGTCGAACTGAAACACTAACGGCAGGCCAGTATATGTTGCCCTGTAAATCGCACGTTCCATCAGAATAGTACAGTATTCACCACCAACTAATCCTTGAACCTTGCCACTATCTGGGATGTCCTGAAAGTCTGATTGGTCTGTGCCAGATGTCCAACTATCAATGTCGTTAAAGGCTGACCAACGCACACGGAACGGCACACGGCCTGAACCCTCATCAATGTTGCCCACCCATACGAAATCACGCACCACTGCAATGTGTTCTGCCTTCGGGGGTGAACCAGCTAAATTGCTAAATGCGCTATCAGTACCAACCTGAAACTTTTGCAGTTCCTCACCAGTGCCACCAGCTACAATAACAGTGTCACCAAACTGAACAAAACGCCACCGTTCATCGTCTGTCAAATCATATGCTGGTGTGCCAGACTTACTCACATCATCCAGTGCGTTTGTAGATGTGTTGTGCAAGTACAGTTTACCCGCATCACCCGCAAACAGTTTGGTATTATCTGCCGCATCCTTTGCCGCAAAGATGCCCAATATCTTACTGTCAGCTTCTTCTGAGTAAGCCTCAAAGCTGTTCATAGAACGATAGCCCTGTGCTGCTGGTATGCAGTTCTCAGCGGTCACAACGGTGTTATTTGTGTCTGGCTGGTCTGGTAGCCATTCGCCCAAAGTAATCACTGTACTAGCCACCCTTCATTGTCTGATGGTTGTATTGTCCATATCTCAGAACCTACGGCCTGATTTGTCCATGTCTCTGTGCCAGTAACTTGGTCAGTCCAATCCTCACCAAGTATCTTGGCAATCACATCCGTTGTCATTTCTATATCCGCAACACTAGAAACAACAAACGTCACACCATTATCAGATGATGCAGTAATCTCAATATCTGCGGAAGCCTCTGCCGCCAACACAAAGTTAGCAATGGCTGTAGCGCTTACGCTAGTATTGACAGCCGCACTAACTTGCCTGACAAGTGTACCATCACTTGTAACAGTCACAGCCAGATTAACAGAACTACCAACTTGTCTGATGTTGGTTATAACAGCCGTTACACTACCAGCGCCTGTTATAGAACCCGCAAAGTGCAAAACCCTCTGCAATTCTGTGAGGGTTGTTACAGCTAAGTTTACAGATGAACTAGCAGTGTGAAGGGTGAGGTTGTCTAACTGGTCTAACACCCCATAGGTGTCCAGTGCGTCCATCACCCCCCAATTATCTAGTTCTTTAAGGGTAGCCATTTATCACCTATGCGGCAGTAACGTCTAAGTCACCTGTTGCTATCTTCAGAATGTCACCTGATGCCACTGTCTTAGCGGTTGTAAATGCACCGTGAATAAGTAAGTTGCCACCTGATGAAGCATCGAACACACCGAAATGCGACACGCTACCCCATGAACCAGTAGCGGCAGAAAACTCAATGCCAGCGCTGTTTGATGTAGTACCACCAGATGCCGCACTAAATGTTGCACTCACTCTGGCATAACCATTGCCTGTAAGTTCTGTGCCGCTATTGTCATCAGCAAATGAAGCTGTGGACAAGCCCACATAAACTGTTGTTGGCATTGTGTAGGCTGTTGTACCTAAGATGTGGTCTAGTACCTTGTTCTCAAGGTAATCACTCATTGCTGACATATTAAGTCTCCGCTATTGAATTTTGTCGTGAGTAAGCTGATTTGATTTGCAGAGAACCTGTACCGTAATGGCTTCTCTGTTCATCCACCTTTATTTCCTCTAATATGCGTGTAAACTTAGCATCATATTGATTAGCCCTAGCCTCATCTAATAAGTAGCTGTAAGCCTCTGCCAAGCTACCGTATAAATACAGGTCAGGGCTTCTCAAGAACAGTGTAGTTGTGCTTGAGGTGCTAAGTGATGGCAGTGAACCAATATACACAATCTCAGCAGTGTATGCGCTATCTGGAATAGGGCGTAGTTTCATTTCTAAGCCCACTACGCTGTAACCTTCAGGCTTACCCTGTCCATTACTAGAATATTGCGTATCAAGCCCTGTGGGGCTGAAATAACTAAGTACCTTAGTTGGGCTAGTGTTCAGCTTAACTTCCCTGACTTCACGCAAATCAGTAGGCAGCGCAATATACTCATCGCCTGCTGTTAGAGTAGCCGTAGCCCTCTTTTCTTGTTCTCGTGTTTCAAGTTCTCTCGACATCCTCGCTTCAGCAAGCGTGATGAAATCAGGTATCTGATTTGTCAGGTCATCTCGTGCCAAGAAGTTGGCGATTGATGTCTTTAGGTCGTTATAGCTTCCGATACTCATAGATAACCGCCACCAGTTCTAAATGCCCTATTCTCGCCATCATTCAGCCACTTCTTCCAAGCAGTAGGGTTGTCTGCTGGCTTGCCAAACTTTGCAACAAGTTCATTATACACTGTATTTGGAATTTCCGCTACATGCGCCATGTGACGCTGTGTGCCTCGCATATTGCCATACTGCCAGTCATTGTTCATCTGCTTATTGAGTTCCATCAGACCTGCAAAGTTCTGCTTCTTCTCAATGCTGGTAGTACCGTCTTGGTTCTGGTGCATATACATCTCTTCACCAGTTCTCGGGTCTACCTTCAGTAATCTCTTCATGTTTCACTCCGATAGGTGAAGGGGCGGTTTCCCGCCCCCTCAATGTTATTCTGATTAAGAACCATCCAAATCAAGAATCATTGAATGCGCTTTCGGGGCTAAAACCTTTAAACTCCATTCAGTCACCAGTTGGAACTTCTCTGCGTCACCTGTTGGTGCAATTTCGTTTTCTGAGAAATTTCTACCGTTAAGTGTACACAGTGAAGCAAAGTCTGGGTCAATCAAGAAGATGCGGTCATTACCAAGGAATCTTGAGGGCGCGACATCCAAAGTTCCGAAATCCGTGAGAAATACTGAGGTTGAGCCGACATATGCCACTTCTTTAGCCGCAGTCATGTTCACATCATTCGACACCAGATTGCCAGAAGCTGACAGGTCTGAGAAGTTTGCACGGTTTGTAGCTGATGCAATCATAAGGCGTGGATTACCACCGTCTGTCCATGCATCCTGCATGCCGTCCTCAATCAGTGCCAGTGTCAATGCACGGTCTGTACCTGCACCAACAACACCAGTACCAGTACCTGCTGAGAAAGTACCGCCACCACCAAGTGAACCATTTGTAATCCAAGTGGTTAGTGATGCTGACTTACGAGGGTCAGAACCAGATTGTGCTTGGTCTGTGTCACCGATTGACTTTTCAATGTCCCTGCGAAGTTCCAATGATTTCAATACCTTCTGGTACTGTGTCTCACGGTCACGGCCAGCTTTGTCAACTGAATCAAGTGTCTTTGACACTGCCACAGCTTTCACTGAAATCTGATGGTAGTTCCCAAGACGAACCGTACTCGTAGGCGCTACAATCGAGGCATCTGCACCTTCTGTTGCAAAGTTTGAATTTGACGCACTTGCCAATTCCTGAACCTGCCACTCAGTGAAGATACCGTTTGAGGTTTCTTTCTTCAGTGCAGAGAAGATTGGTGTTTCGTCTGGGTCGATGCGATAAATCACATCTGCTAGCTGTTCGCGTTCTCCGACAGCTGTTTGTGTGGTGAATGTAGACATAAGGTTCTCCTGTTAATTATCTACCCATTAAGAAATCAACAGCCGCATCAACAGTCCGTTCCTTGTTCAGTCTGCCCATTGCTTGCTGTCGTTGACGACTTGCAACTTGCTTCTTTGTCTTTGGTTGACCAGCCCTAGCCATCTTTGGCGCTTTTCTGACTTTCTTTTTTGCATCGGGTTTCTTCTGCTGAAGATTGTCCCACTGCCAAGCCTTGTGCAAGATTTCGATAGCCCTTGCGTCTGACGCATTTGCTAACTCTTCTTCTGAGTACCCTCTGCGCTGTGCGTACTTGATTACCTCAAGACGTTCACGGTTGCGAGTATCCTCATCTTGCCATGTAGGAATGCGATTTAGCATTTCCTCACGTTGCTGTGCTAAATGCTGTTGCATTAGCTTTTGCTGTTCTTGCGCCTGTTCTTGCTGAACCTTTTGCTTCTCAGCTTCAACTTGCCGTGCGTATTCTTTTTGTTGGTCAAGTTGCGCCTTATAAACAATCAGTTCTTCAGCAGAATGTTGCTTTGCTAGTTCAGCCCAATCAGGTTCTGCTTGTGAGTTGACCTGTTGTAGCTGTTGAGACAACTGTTCAAGTTGCTGTGCGTAAGCATCCCTCATCTGACTAACTTGCGCTGATTCCTGTTCAAACGCCTTACGTTGTTCAGCGAGTTCTTGACTACGCTTAGTGTATGCTTGCTGACGCTGATACCCGTTAAGGAGTTCGTCTTGCGTGACCTGTAACTCTTCACCATCTACCTTGACAGTGTAGTATTCAGGTTGCTGTTCAAATTCCTCTTCGTACTCAGCTTCCGCTTCATACTCACCCTCTTCATCATCCTCTACATATTCAACCTCTTCGGCTTCCTGTGTATCGGCCTCTGCTTCGAGTGTTGGGGCTTCTTCCACAATCTCTGTGGCTTCTGCCTCCTGCCGCCCTTCGCTTTCCGTGTCCATTTCGGGTGGTGTTGCTAACAGGCTATCAATAGCTTGGTTTATTGAAATGCCAGTCTCAGGTGAGTTATTGGCCATTACTTATATCCTTTTCTCAAATTTTTGACGGTTTTGCAACTCTTCTAGTTGCGACTTAGCCAGCTTACCGTCAGTGACAACCTTCTCGATGTAAGCTTGTACTGCTGATAAGTTCTGACACAACATATACAAGCGTTCACGGTTCTGTGTATCGTTCACAGGACTGTGTTTCCATGCCTGTATAAAATCTGCCTCAAGTGTTTCAAACGCCTCAGTCAGAATTTCGTTTCTTAATAGAGATGCGGCCTTCTCGCCCCTCTCTATGTTCTCCCTTGCTTTACCCTCGTTCATTCCTACCTCGGTAAGTTAGTTGAAATCTCAGCGTCAGTGACGGCTTTGATTGTTCTTAGTTCTGCTTCTGCCGCTAGTTCTTGTCTACGCAGTTCTAGTTCAGCTTGCATCTTCTCACGTTCTAGTTCGATTTCTAGCATCATGCGTTCACGCTTCAAGGCCATCTCAGCTTGCATCTCAGCCATAGCCGCTTGGTCTTGCTGCTGTGGCTGTTGCGCCTGTTGCTGTTCCATCATCTGTATCTGCTGTGGGCTGTTAAAGAACTGGTCGGCATCCTTGAACCCACCAATCTCGGCAATACTACGCAGTGTATTCACATACTGCGACATGCTAACAACAGGATTGCCCGCACCTAACTGCATCAGGATTTGTTCCTGTTTCTGTGCAATCTGGGTTAGGAAGGCAATCTTCTGTTCATCGTCAGCAGTACCTAATCCTACTTGAACAACTACATCAAACTCGCTGTGCCACTCTCTAGGGTCAATAGGCACAAAGTTATTACGCAATCTTACAATGCGTGGCTTCTGGTCATACTTAGTAACCAAATGCAAGATGCCCTTAAACAGCGCCTTAACACCTGTCTCTGCCATAGTTCTTGCGTAACTCTCTAGCTTGACCTGTGCGCCTCGTACAGTAGCGCTGATGGCTGATGCGGTAGTGGACTGCAATGCATTAGCATCTAGCCCCTGTGAGGCTTTAGACATGCCTGTGCGCTGTTCTTTTAACTGGTCGATGTAATCCATCAATGGACGCACTTCACCGCCAACTGGTGTGCCAGTAATCGGCTGTATCATGCCAGCCTGACGCATACGAATAATACCGCCAGCAGTACCGTCCAGAACATCATCAATATTGACCATACCCTCGACAACACCCATGCGAGGCAGTGTGCTTGTATATACGCTGTCAAGATATTGACGCAACAATGTAGACTTGATTACCTGCAAGTCCTCTGTCATGTCATAGATAGAACGTCCGATAAGACGGTGCGGCATTAGGATAGGGCTGACAACTGCGAATGGTATGTGGTCGTAAGGTTCGTTGTGAAGCACCTCTTCACCGCCCTCACCGATAGCACAGATACGCCTCATCTCAGCGATACCGTCACCATCATAGTCAACCTTCATCACGCATTCATAATACACAACCTCTGCCAATGCGGGGTCTGCCGCATCAGTGCCTGTGTTCGCCTCTAAGTCTTGGAAACGATTTGTGCGTTCTTCATCTACGTCTAGGCTAGTAGCACCAGCATACTTCTCGACAACATCCTTGTCATAGCCCATAGCTACCAAGTCGGATACTGTCATCACAGTGCGGTGCGCTACAAAGTGTGCATCTTCTAATGAAGTAGCCCTGCGGTTTACCAAGAACTCTTCAGGCGGTACATTCTCAATGCGTATCTTGCCAGTCTTTTCTGTAACCTTAACCTTGATGTTGAAGCTACTAGAGATTGGCATCATCTCGCCTGTCTCTTCATCAGCTACATATGCATCGCTAGTTTCTTCTTCAACCCCGATAATTTCCATATCAGGGTTGGCCATTAATGCGGCTAGTTCAGTCTCGTTAAGGTTTTCGTATTCTTCCTCTGTGACTGATTCCTGTTCATCGTAATAATACTTTACAACCCCTAGTCTAAATAGAAGCGCATCTTTAAACCAGTTGTACAGTAGCTTATAGCCTTCGTTATCGTGATTGATAACATAGTTCACATAATCGCTAATCTGTTCTGCACGTTCTACATCCTCACCAGTCCGTGCGTTAAAACGTACATACTGGTCATTGGCGGTAAACACACGCATGAGGTTGGGCATGATAGCCTCAATGGTATCAGACACCTCTGTGCTGATTACCTGTGAACGTCCTTCGACTTCATTGCCCATTGGTTCGCCAAGGTAGAAATCCATAGCACGGATACGTTCCTGACTGTACTCACTATCAAAGTGGTTCAGGCTATCTCGTATCTCAGAGGTGAGTATGCTGTTTAGCTGATACTCATCCATTTCTTCTATTTGTGCCATTTTTCTTTCCTTTTGGCTTTGCCTTTGCGCCATGCAGACACTTCTGCTTTTGGTCACACATCTTGCGGGTAACGCAACCGCTGCACCGCTTGAAATCTTCGGCTACTTCCTCAACCTTACGCCTCTTAGGACGAGGCCGCATCATTACCCTAGTTACGTTCATTTGTCTGACGCAAAGTTCCCTGTTACGCCTCTGTAAGCTGGACGAGGGCGAGGTGTTGCTGGGGTTTTTCGGGCTACCTGACCAGATGACATCTCACGGCTGACATCAGCAGGGGTCACATCAGAACGCTTCATTGCACCGTAATTAGGGCGAGGCTTTGGCATACCGCCTTTATATTTATTTGGCATTTTTCTTTTCCTTCTTTCCGACTTTAATCTTTCCTGTCATGCCAATACCGTTACTTGTCTTGACAGGTACAGGCATTGGTTCTGGTAATACCACAGGTGTAGCATTTATTTTGCTACGAATACAGCGCTGTTGCATTTCACAACGTGCGGGGTATGGGCAATGTTCACAAGTTTGCATGTTCTATCCTTCTAGTTCTAATAACCCTGACTTACTCTGTTCAGGCTCTTGCATCAAACCATAAGCCCCTGCGCCACCAACCATAGGCGCTAGAAGTCCGTATTTCCGCATAATGTCAATTAGGTTCTCGTCAAAAACAACGTAATTTTTTTTCCGTGCATCTTTAATCTCAACGCCAAAACCCTTCCCCTTGTATTCCTCTTCTATCTGTTTTGCATGGTTAATGTCTCTGGCAAAAATTGGTTCTGTGCCATAAGGCTTACCCCTCACATCAAGAAGAATCTCAAACTGCTTATCCCTCGTGTCATTTGTAGCGTACTTAATTCCTTTTGCGCCTTTTGACATCAACAATGATTCCCCAGCATCAGCGCTTCCCCTAAGTGAAGCCATAGTGCCTAAGAAAGTGCCGACAGAACCATCTGGGTCAAGTAACCTTTTTTTCGCTAGCTCTATAGCCTTCTTCTCAATGTCACCGTCCTTCATCTCAAAAGGGTCAAACCCCAGATTTATAGCATCATCTACGTTAAGTTCATCAGCCGCATCTTCAAAAAACTTTTTTACTTCAGGAGATTGCTGTCCTAATGTCTTGTCATAATCTATAAGCTCATCAAGCGAGGCATCAATATTCACCTCATACATTGCGCCTTTTTCTCGTTTAAGGCCAGACTCGACATAGTTTTCCAACTGCTTGGCCGCTTCCAATTTCATATCTCTAGCCAAATTGGTTTCAAATGAATTATATCCAATAGCTGGATAGTTGTTTGAAATTCTTTCAGCCTCTGAACGTAAAAATTCCACAGCGTCTTTAGGGTCGCCAGCTTCATCCAACGCTATCACGATGTCAGCAGAAATATCGCTTGAAAAACTGTCTCTTATTTTCCTTCTTGTGTCATCAGACTGCTGGTTGTATTTAATGCCAGCGCCATCATTTGAACCTAATTTTTTTGCCGCATACCTATTGGTTAAATCTACATTTCCTCTGTCTGGCCTAGTGAACATCGCATGATTTAACTCATCATCAAAATAGTTGTGTAGAACTTCTCCATCACCGACAGTCATATTAGGTTGCTTCTGCCCACTAGGAAGAGTGTATGTATTTTGCGCCAAATTATCCCTATAATTTTTTGCTATTCCTTCAGAGTCACTAAAGTACAAACCATGACCATAAGCCTGCGCCCCCTCGCCAGTTCCTATAGCAGATGACTTGAATTTATCAAAATGGTGTGGCGAACCATGATACGCCCTAATCCCTCTGGATGTTGCCGCAGTCCCCTTCAGCCCTGCCGCCATAGGCGCTAAAAACGGTGCAACTGGGCTAGCCGCATACATAACATCACCGAGAACACCAAGACCCTGATAGCCTAGCCCTTCTATGTCTCCTCTGCGAATAAGTTCTGCAGTGGATGGTAATTTTTGGGAAGGATTGGCAGGGTCTGGCATTTGCCCTGTCGTTTCATAAATGCCTGATAGCGGCATCATCATTGCGCCATAAGCGGGGGCTTGAAGCAATCCCATATAGACATCTTGCTGTCTCTGCGCTTGCTGTTCTGGCGATAAATCGTCCAGCAATCCTATAGACCTCATTTGAGGAATCTGTGCCATCACGCTTTCTTTCTCTTCTTGCCGCTAGCAGTTGTTGACCAGTTCACACGCTTTCTCCCAGTTTTCTTCTTGGCTTCCTGCTTACTAATCTTGCTAGCAACAGCTTTAGGGCGACAGGCTGGGTATCCCCGCTTCTCGCCCTTCTTGCGGCCACAGGGTTCACCAGTCTTTACGTCAACCCACTTCTCGCCAAACCATTTACCAAGTCCTGCCTGTGCTGGCATTATGTTTTCCTCACACGATTGTCAGAACCGCCCCACTTGCCGCCCTTGTCCTTATACCACTTTGCGGCATAGGCATTGGCATAGGCTGAAGGGTACACCTTGTACTTCTTCTTAGCCGCCGCCTTTGCCCTTGACCACAAAGCTGGGTCTTTTGGTTTACTAGCCGCCACAGTATTTACCTGTTTTGGTGTTTATTCCTTTTTTCTTACCTTTTGCCATTATCCTATCCTTATGTTGCCGTTTTCATCTGTGGAACACTTACTTGCCATTGTATCAGATTTATGCACGGCAAAAAAGTTCCCACCGAAGGTATATATATCATACCCCCAATCCTCTAGCCAGCTACGCATTTTATCCTGGTCAATCTTGATAACCTCAATCAGCATCTGTGGCTTGTGTTTTTCTATCAGGTTCTGTGCGCCAGCCAGCACATCGAACTCCATGCCCTCAACATCAATCTTAATAAAGTCCAGTCTTGAAAGAGGCAAATCGTCCAGCGCAATCTGTTCAACTTTGGTCGTGCTGCCCAGTGTCTGACCAATATTCTCACTGCCCTCTTTCTGCTTTATTTCCATAGAACCAAATGTGGATGGCTGAAAATAGTTGGGCTTCGGGATATCAATAATGCAGTTTTTATCACCGACAGCGCTGTTATAGGCCGTCACGTTGAAGCAGTTGTTTATGGCTATATTGCCGCACAACTGGTAGTACACCATGTCCTGCGCCTCAAAAGACACGACAGAACCAACATTGTGCAGGGTCTTAGCCCACTCAATCGTATGCACCCCAATGTTCGCACCGCAGTCTATCGCCACAACGCCCTTGCCATAATCGTTCAGCCTCTGGTTCAGGCAGAACTTAGCAAAGTTTATTTCCTGCATGTCGTACTCGCCAGTGTTCAGTAACTGAAACCCGACACCGTATCCATGCGTTTCATCAATCATGCGATAGTCATTACGATTAACTATCATCATGCCGTGCGCTGTGTTCACAACTATGTTGGCCTGTGGGCGCATCACCACTTCACCTTATTAGCCCAATATGCCGCAGAACACTTTCCTTTAGCAATGTTCTTTGCATGTCTAGCTTTGAATGATTTACGTCTAGCTTTTTCAGATGCTGTTTTCGGATTTTTACCTGCACCTGATACACCCTGCTGACCAAAGCGGATTGTCTTAATAGAACCGTCATCGCATTTGGCCACAACCACATGGCTTTTTGTGGGGTGGTTAGGTGTGCGCTTTGGCTTGTTGTAGCCACTAACGCCAGCACGTTCTAATCTGGAATCAGGTTTCTTCGGCATTTGTCACCTCTAAACGTATTCCTTGGCACAGCGTCATAAAATCTTCTGGGGCAATATCAGCCCTCACAGACCATATAGCCGATAACTCTAGCAAGGCCATCATCACTTCCTCGGCCTCAACATCAATAGTGTGATACATGCCCTGAATATTCAGGTCTAATATATCTGCAAGAGAAGTAACCCTCTCCTCTGCGTTAGTATAATCGTCCACCTCATCTTCTGGAGTGTAGACGACTTTTGTGTCTTTGCTTGGAAATTTGATTACATTGGTCATGCCTCACTATAACAAACCGAAAAAAAATTCGCAATTACTGCATTTTTTTGTTTGACACTATCTTTATTCTTAGCTTATAGTTATATTATATCCATTAACAAAGGGAGATTATGATGGAAAAGCAGAGATATATCGCAGAAACAATTTTGGCGCAGATTAAAGCATTTGACCCATTCGCAATGATGGCATATGGCGCAAAAAATCTGGTTATCTTGAATGAGACACACCAGTATTCAGGTGGCCTGTCATTCAAAGTAAACGGTTTTCGCCACAAGGGTACGGTAGAAATTGCGCTGATGTTTAACGATACATACCGTGTTCGCACATTTAACCGCACTCTGACCAAAATTAAGGATGAGGTTAAGGATGTATACTTCGAGGACTTAGTTCAGGTTCTAGATAGTCTTATTGAAGATAGGAAGGCGGCATAGGGGTAAAACTAAATAATTAAACCCCTATACAATCCAATTTGTCTTAGGGCGGGGGCTAGAACTCCCGCCCCATCTTTTTGTGTAGCCCATAGCGCTAGCGCCTTGTTCCGCAAATGTCAGCACAAAAGCATCCGCTACGTCAGGGCTTCTCTGCCCCCTACGCTTCATCTCATCCTTTGATTCCACCTTCAGCTTACCATTGCTGAGATATTTATACCTGATGCCTGTAATCTCCTGTATCAGCGTGTCATCTTCAGGTATATGCACATCACGGTTCTCAAACCACTCTCTAGCGTTCCAATATAACTCATCACGCAATCTGCCAAACTTTTCCTTCAGGCTAGCAGTCTCCGACACACTCACCGCAACGGCTGGTAAATCCAACTCTCGCAGTCTATCCGCTAGTCCAGCACCAAGCCCAATAGCGTCAATATAAATCGCCTGTGGCCTACTCTGATAGTTGCAAGCCTCATATTCCGTCAGCACAATACCCGCTAGTTCCATCAGGTCTTTGTTCTGCCAAGTCTTAATAGGTTCTGTAAGCACCTGACCGTGCCTCTTAGCCAACGCTGACCTGTCACCACCGAATCTAGCAACGTCCAATCCCCAAACCACAGGCGTAGTCGGTGACGGTTCTACATCCCTCTTCGTGGCCTCTTCCACAATGTAAAGCGGCACTAGGACATCATCAGACTGCGTTGGAAACTCGCCAAGAACACGCACACGGTAAACATTGCTTTCCTCACCATACTTCTCAGCCATGTTGTCCAGAAAGTCCTGCGATACATATTCACCCTCATGACAGCTTACCGTGATATTATGCCACATATGCCGCATACTGTGAAAACTCTCATAAAAGAAACCATCAGAACGTGTAGGGTTTCCGCACATGACGACCTTAGCACCCTCAGTCGATAACGCACCCTCTGCCACCTGAAACACGACATCTGGAATGCCTGATGCTTCCTCACAGATAAACAGCATGTTCTCAGAGTGAAACCCCTGCAATGCTTCTGGGTTCTCCCTGCGGCTGGTTCTCGCAACAGCATAGCTATCACTAGCACCCTTCAGGCTAATCTTATCGTTCTTGAACTCCAACAGGTTCTTAAACCCCTCTGGCAAGCCCCTCGCCCACTTATCTATTTCCGTCCACAAAATATCTGATAACTGATGTGCCGTGTTAGCCGTTACAGCTACCTTGCACGGATAATGACTAAGCAGCCACCACAGCACAACCCAACTCTCAAAAGCTGTCTTGCCTACACCGTGGCCAGACTTAATACTCACCCTGTCATTAGCCGCAATAGCCCTCAGTGCATCAGCTTGCCACTTCTGCGGTTTAGCCCCGATAATCTGTTCCACAAAGAAAACAGGGTCATTATGTATCTGCAAAAGCAGGTCAGTCGTCAAATTTTGATTGGATGGCATTCCGCACTTCCTCAATTACATCTACCCAATTAAAGGGTTCAGGCTGATAAAAATGTCTCATGTTCTGATAAAGCGGTGTCTCATCAGTGTAAGGCCACCATCGCCAGCAAGTATCATGCCTGTGCAATACCATTGTCGGCACACCCAAACCACCCGCCAAGTGACACAGCGCAGTATCCACCGTAACCACCAAGTCTAAGTTCCGCAATAAACCAGCCATGTCAGAAAAATCTGCAACCTGTGCAGAAAAGTCTGTGCTATCTGGCAATCCTGTCTCGCGGGTCAAATTCACCCACTGTGCATCTATGCCATTCATCAAACTATGAGCCTCAGATATGGTAAGGCTTCTGCGCTTATCAATAATGAACGCATGGAAGTTTTCAATTCTGCTTTTACCACTATAACAGAACCCTATTCTGGGCTTCTTACGTTCACCCAGCATCTTGTCCCATTTATCAACTAGCACAGGATTAGCCTTAAAATAGGCACTCCCATCAACAGCAGACCAGTCAGTGCCGAACATGCACATCAAATCCATTGTCCACAAATGATGTGTAAAATCATCCACACTGTCACCGTCCCGCATAACGCTACACAGCCCAGATTCTTCCATCAACCCATACAACGCATTGGGGGCTACCAAAGTAGGTTCAGCACCCATTTCACGCAACTTCGGCAACCAACGGCTAACCATCAGCGTGTCACCGAAGCCCTGTTCCTGCCTAATAATGACCTTGCCACTACCACCCTCATACTTGGGCAACTCAACAGCCTCACGCAGAAACACACCCTTCCTCGCCTCATAATGCTGACAACCACCAACATAATCACCGTTCTGCAAACACGCTAGCGAGTAAGTATGCCTGATAGCCTGATTGTCGGGGGCTAACTCCCTTGCCCTCTTAGAGTACCGTAAACCGTCCTCAAAACGGCCTGTCTCTAAACACAGCACAGACATATTATGGTTCACCTGATAGTTATCTGGCTGAATACGAATAGCCGCCTCTAGGAAATCCCTAGCCTGTTTTATCCGTAAATCCTCACGCATCATGTTGCCCAGATTAGCCATAATAGGCACACAATCAGGTTTCAGAGATAACCCCTCATATAATACCCTCTCAGCAAACTCACGCTTGTCCATCTTCAGTAAACACATGCCAAGCAGATTAATCACCAACGGATGTTCTGCAACCTCTAGAACACGATTACACAATATAGCGGCCTGTTGCCACTCCTCAGCGTCAAATAAACGCTTGGCTTCGTCAAACTGCTGTTCAGGGGTCATGGAGTACGCCTTCTCTGCATATTGCGCTTCACAGAACTGCTAGACAAATAACTGCGGTTGTTCTTGCCCCTAACTTCAGGTTCAAGCTTCCAAAGGGCTTCCCTGCGCTTTTTAAGGAACTCAGCAAATTTTTCGGGGGGTAGGGTAATAGGGTTCATTGTTTCCTCATGGGGGGGTAAGGGGTTAGAAGGGGTATGTTTTTTTTCTTGTCGCCCCCTCGCATATCTGAAGGGGGGCTGTCAGAGGTTTGACGGCAAAAATACCTACCAATGGTAAGCATTTGTCGCATAATGTATATTATGGAAGGGATTATTGGAAGCATCAACAGCGTAAGTCATTGATATTATTGAGAACGCAATAGTTGTGTGTACCATCAGTTGTATATCCTCATCGTCATGCACCAATCGTCAAGAATTTGACAGCCTCGTGCGTGTGCGTGTGGCGGTTATGAAGTTTTCTCACCATCTCCCCCATCTACCACCTCACCCTCTATAACCTGTGCTTCAATCATCTTCTGCTGCTGCACCTTATCAGCAACTCGCTTCAACTCATCCACAAAGCTAGTCTTGTGTTCTACTTCCACACGCTGATTATCCCCATAAAACCTTGGATACAGCTTCGTCATGCGCCACTTCATCGTGTCCACAGCTAACCGCCCTGCGTTGTAATCCATCTCACCTGAAGCCACGGCCTTGATAACGTCATCTATCTCGTCATCAATGGCAGTAGCCCTTGATTCCATCGCTTCCAAATAACGCCTGTTTACCTCTGCGTCTCTACTCTTCAGCACATGGAAGCTTTCGTAAGACGGCATGTCAGGCATCTTGCCTACCTGTCTGGCACTCATTCCCTCAATAGAAATGCGCCTCAGATACTCATCCACCAGTTCAGGTGTCCACTTACGCTTGTAATTACCTTTTCTAACCATAATCCCTTGTACCACCTACAAGTTAAGCAGTTCAACAAAAATGTTTGACATATGTGTATTACTTAACTAATACTTATAACATCAACAACCGTTCATCGGAGGAAACAATGAACAAAGTATCTATCACAACAATGAACACACGCTACACAAAGCGCTACTACATCGAAGGCAATGACTTGGACATGGTTAAGCAGTCCAAGGATAATCTGCTAATGCAGTATCCCACCATTGGCTATAGCACATCAGCTTCCAGCCCTGTGTGGAACGATACATGCCAACTCTGGCGCATCGAAGTAACACGTTCACACCATTGCGATTAGGAGAAAGCTATGAAGCAGACAAGACTGAAACATAATGCTGATGGTTCACTAACGGTCTATGTTCCAAGAGGACAAGCAAATCTATTCAAATGGGTTCTGTCGGAAGGTTCGGCTGGACTGGAAATTATATGTAGTGATGGTGATACCGTTCAAGAAGCGTATAAAATGAATAACATAAATACACGCCAAGAATGGCGAGGCTTCATAACTGACTAACCCATAGCCACCTAACTGGGACATAGGACACCCCTGTAGGGGGGTGTCCCTGTCTGTCCCATCTGCGGTAGGCTACAAAGGTGATGGCAAACCATTACCAAGCTTCATCCAACTGTCATCAGATTGGTCAGTAAGCAAGAACACTTCCACATCATCTAAGATTACCTGAAACGGATAGCCCTCATGCTTGTGCTTCTGCCATAGCCTGTCAGCAAGTGTCCTAGCAAACTGCTTCTGCTTATCAGACAGTTCCTTCTTCTTAGCATAATTCTTCTTAAAGCGTTTTTCACTACTAGTAGTAAGGGTTAAAGTATTATAAGGGTTAGTGTGTCTGTGTGACACCTCAAACTGCCCATTTGGGGTGTCTGTGTGACACGTCTCAGTCTGACACCCACCCTTATCAGCACTTTTTTCTGGATAAGTGAACACCACAATATCGGTCTTATTAAACCGTTTTTGCCTGATGATTACACCCTTATCTTCTAACTGCTTCAGCTTTCTCAAAGCCGTACTGCGTGAACACCCACACATTCCGCATATGCGTTCCACTGACGGCCATGCTTGCCCCATGCTATCATTCACATGGTCAGCTACACATAGCAACACAAGCTTCTCTAATGGGTCTTTAGTGGTATAATCCCACGCCCAAGATAATGCTTTTATACTCATCTGATTAAATCTCCCAATTTTATTAATACACCGAGGCTAGCCATGCTTTCCCCGCCCTTTATGTTTCCATCACCATTGCGGTACGCTTTGCGGCACACTTCCTTCAAGTGTTCTGTCGGCACGATAATCACACGCTTGCCATCCAGAATAAACGCCCAAAAATCAGCCCTAGTTATCGCTATGCCAGAAGGCTTACCCCAACAGAAATACTCAACATACAGCTTACCAGTCCGACAGGCAACAAAGTCACGCTTTATCTCCATCGTAGAACCAGCCAACACCTCACTCAGCCAAATCTCTTCAGCCTGCCCTATTGCTAAGTCATAAGCAAAGGTGTTGTTGAACTTCATGCCCAGCTTTCCCTTACAAGCATCAGCCAAGTATTGAAATCCACCTGTGCGACATAATCCATACCCGCATAATCAGCAGAGATACTACTCATCTTGACAAGCACATTAATCGGCTGTCGGTCGTACTTCCAAATAAGTGCCGCATGGTTTCCCTGATATTCAGCCGCTAAAAGGCATTGTTCCCACCAGTCGGCACGATAAGTAACGCCTGACTTATAGCGTTTCAGTTCGACAGTCCAGCCGTCAATCCCGATTAAATCCCCATGAAGGCCAGCCCTGTATTGTTCGATATCTCTTTTGACATCGTCAATACCAAGCCCATTCATGACCATTTTGGCGATTTCTCTTTCAAAATTTGCGCCTTTTACACGTCCGTTAGTCAATGCTACTTCCCTTCACCGCCTCAATGCTTGGCCGTCTATCAACCCTAGCATATGTGGGTTCGTCCACAACCTCATCGCCAAACGCATTATCGTCCAGCATCTCAGCCCACTTTTCAGCATTCTTCTTCGCCTGTTCTTTGCGATAGCGTTCGTTCTGCTGTTCATAAAATTTACTGTACATCGAATAACTCTGCCCAATCTTTTAGATTAACTCTGCCCTTACTCATCACATAAATATCCATCATGTGCTGACCGCTTGGTGGCCGCTTGCCATTTACCCAATTATGAACCGTAACCTGAGACACCTTTAATTCTCTAGCTAAGTCCGATTGTCGCAAACCCTTGCTGACCATGTATTCTGCTAGCTTCACAATTTTCTCCATTTTTTTGTTTGACTAATACACTTATAGCCATTAGTAATATTATACGAGGAAACAATCAAGTATTTATTTAGCGTAAAATTATGCAACACTATTCAGAACAAGTGCCGCACTTCAGTGCAAGCCAGTTGAACCAGCCCACAGCAAATCGGGTTTTCAGCTATTTGTATCTTAAAGAACGCAGAAAAGACACCAAGGTTGGGTTTAATGCAGCAGTCGGCACTGCTTGTCATAACGCAATCCAATCTGTGTTGTGCTTGGGTGAAGATGTAGACACAGCTATTGTTAAGGCTGTTGCTGACTTAGATTTTCATACTGCACCGCCTTCAGAACCAGAAGATAAGCGTGATAAGTATAAAGAGATACTTCCAGATATGATTACGAATGGCCTAAACCTACTAGGCGAAGCATTCGGGGGAAGTAAGGATGAACAGAGGGTCGAGGTATTGCTTGATGGTATTGATGTACCGATTATAGGGTACATAGACCTCTGTTCTTCTAGTTCGTTCTGCGAAATAAAAACAAAAGCGATTCGCAGAGGGGCTGTGAAGAAGGACGGTAGCAGAGGGTATTCTAGGGCTTCCATTCCCGCCCAACCAGAATACAATCATATGTGTCAGATAGCTATTTATCATAAGGCGACTGGTTTAGTTCCTACGGTTGCCTACATAGCTGACCATGATGCCGTCCTCTTCACGCCTGATAATTGCGAAGAATTACAGCCGCATGTGATAGCCTACTACCTTGAAGAGGTAAGGCAGAAAGCATTGCGTTGGCAGAACCTATTGAAAATATCAACTGACCCAGCAGTGCTAGTGGGATTTGTAGAACCAGACTTTACTAGCTTTTACTGGGATGAAGAAACGCTAGAAGAGGCCAAAAATCTATGGAAAATTTAAGTCCTTACAAAATGATGCATAACTTTGTGCAATCTGCGCCCATCGAAAAATTTGTGCAGAAAAAGAACGGTTTTGACTACCTACCGTGGTCAATAGCCTATCACTATGCTAAGACGGTATTCCCGACTTGCAAGATTATCAAGCACACATACAGGTGTGATACATCAAACGAAACCATTGCACCATATATGAAAGACCCACAGGGTCATGCGTGGGTGCAGTGTTCAATCATCTGGGAAGGCTTCGAGACTTCTGAGATATTCCCCATAACTGATTTCAGAAATCAACCAATTAAAAATCCCACCAGCAAAGATGTAGACAATGCGCTACAGCGTTGCATGACCAAGTGTGTTGCAATGTTTTGTGGCCTTGGCTTGCAGTTATGGCACGGTGAGGATTTACCAGTTTCTGCTGGACTGGACAACTCCAGAAGCAAGGCAGAAAGAGGCGAGGTAGATGGCGAGGTAATTGCTATAAAATCTGAAACAACCGTCCAAGGTGCGTTGTCTACCTCACAACCCTCTGAGTTTAAGAAAGTCGGCCTCACGTTAGAACAAGAGATTTCCATGTGTCCAGACTTGGATGCACTGAAGTCGCTTTACAACAGGTCAAAGGGCAATCTGACAGAACAACAGGTTGCATTATTCACAGCTAGAAAACAGGAGTTAATAAATGGCTGAGTATGTTCAAAAAGATATGACTGGTAGCTTGTTTCCCAACGACAAGGGTGACAATGAAAAGCGTCCAGACATGCGTGGCACTGTCACGATTGACGGCAAGAAATACAGCATCTCTGCATGGGATAGCGTAGCCCAATCATCAGGCAATAAGTATATCAGCCTGAAGCTGTCAGACTTTGTGGAGAAGCCGCAAGGGTCTAGCGCACCCGCACAACCAGCTAGCATGGATGATGAGATACCGTTCTAATGGCGTGGTATAACCGCAAAAAGAAGTCGCAGTCGAAGGCTTTCACGCCAAACAGGTTTGACACTTGCTTTGACTGCGGCAGAAACTTCAACTGGAAATTCGAGGGAACATGCAATGGCAACGGAGAAAACTTCTGTAATTCGTACTGCCTTAGAAGCTATTACGAAAAGGTTAAGCCAGAGGAAGGTGAGAACCTTCCATTCGATGCACTATGACAAGCGCATTGATGAGGTGATTAAGGCTACAGCATTAGCTACAGGGGCATCAATCAGTGAAATCCAAAGTAAACGCAGACGATTTGCAACTGAACGACACATCGCAATGTACGTCTGTGTCGAGGTGCTGGGTCTGTCACTCAGTCATGTTGGCGGGGCATTTCAGTGTGACCACTCCACTGTCTATTACGCCCACAACAAAATCAAAAAGAGAAGCCGTGGCCGTTCAAGAGTCAACGTATCTCTTAATAAAGTTATGCGGTTGGTAGCCTGATGAAACGTGCTGAGATACTGGCTACGGCTAGTGAATATGTAACTAAGGATAGGGCGGCAGACCACGGTGAGATGGAAGATAACTTCCATACCATTGCCGCCTTGTGGTCAGCCTACATTGGTGCAGATATTTCTGCCATAGATGTAGGTGTGATGATGAACCTCTTGAAATGTGCTAGAATAAGGTCTAATCCAAAACACATGGACAACTATATTGATGGGGCTGGCTACATGGCATGTTCGGGGGAGATAAGTGGCAAGGCAACTTAAATTCATAGCAGACACCGTCATCAGCCAGACCTCATCGGGTTTGGCTGGTGAATATATTACAGCCGCCTCGATTATCGCTAGAGGTTGGAGAGTGGCGCTAGCTGCACAGGATGCAGTTGATATTATCTGCTGGCATCCAGACACAGGACAAAGCCTCAGAGTTCAAGTGAAGGCTTGCCAAGCTAGTCGTCAGCAAGATAAGCGAAACCGTGTAAGCTTTAACATCGGTATTGGCGGCACTAAACGATTACCATCGAAATTAGATTTTGATATACTGGCCTTGGTAAGTTCAGAACAGCGCACGGTTTATTACCTGCCTGTCAATGACATTAAGGTTAAAAAAATAAACAAGCCTGTAACATTTTTTGAAACGCCAGACTTAGAAGCCGATAGCTGGGCTAGGGCTGTTGAGATTGTGAGTAAAAATAATGGACGATAAATTTATTCAGCAACTAAAGCGCCACGAGGGGTTCATACCGCATGAGTACAAAGACCACCTCGGCTATAGCACTATCGGGTTCGGTAGACTTATAGAAAAGGGTATGGGCGGTATCACCGAATCTGAAGCGCAGTATCTGCTGATGAACGATGTATCCCGCTTCACCAAGGAAGCAAGTGGCTTTGATTGGTTTGCTGGACTAAACGAACCTCGCAAGGCCGTTATCGTGAACATGCTATTTAATCTTGGACTGACCAGGTTCAACAACTTCTTGAAGATGAAACAGGCACTAGAAGAAGGCGACTACCTCACCGCTAGCCGTGAGATGCTAGATAGCCGTTGGGCTAAACAGGTAAAGGGTAGGGCTACTGAATTATCAAAGCAGATGGAGACAGGTAAATGGCAACAGTCTTAGACGATTGGCGGGTGCTTCCCCGCCTTGCTTTTTTAGCAATGATTGTAATGGCCTTCAGGGTGGTCGAGTGGTACATGGCACTGCCTGACCCTAGCATAGAACAGTCAGGCTTTGTGTCGGTTGTTGTGGGCGCACTGACAGGTTCATTTGGTTTATGGTTAGGGAAAGAAAAATGATACAGGCACTAATACCGATTGTGGGTGAGTTAGCTAGTAGCTGGCTGAAGGGCAAAACCGAAAAGCAAGTTGCTAAAAACAAGGTTGCTGTTGCCAAGGCTGAAGCAGAGGCAGAGGTAATGAAGGTTGCCGCCACCCATGAAGCTGGCTGGGAAAAGGTTATGGCAGAGGCTAGCAAGGACAGTTGGAAAGACGAGGCATGGACTATTCTGTTCATAGCCATAATCGCTATGTGCTTTATACCCCCTCTACAGCCGTATGTTGAACGTGGGTTCGATGCATTGGCCAGAACGCCTGATTGGTTTCAATGGGCTATGTATGCCTCTATAGCGGCTTCATTCGGCCTTAGAGGGTTAAGTAAGCTACGCAAATAAAAAAGCCCCCGCCAGCCAAAGGGAGGATGCTGACAGGGGCAGGGAGGAAACTAGAAACTTACACGTTACGCATAAAAGCCTCTCTTCTTTCTACCCAACTTAGTGCGCTGTTGCAAGTGTCGAATTGCAATACCTGTATTATGCGCTGTTCTTTCAAGACTTGAACCACCCAATCCTTCTTTTTCGGGCGTTGCTTTATTTTGTGCTTGTAACTGACGAACCACATAATCCCTCTCCTGATTCTGTTGTAGCCTATACTGCATCTTCTCATAGCATCTCATGAGAACCCTGTCTGGCGCAACCCCAGCCGAATCATCGTACTGGAACTGTTCCGCTAGCTGTTCTAGCAGGGATGTAATCTCACCCCTGCTAAAACGCACATCATATCTGAGGCGACACTTAGGCATATTAATCTCCTTTCATGCCGTTCAAAATATGGGCAATAACATCTACAGTCCACCCATCACCCAATACATCTTGCGCTTGATTGTAACTCAAACAATCTGTATACCCGACAGGTACTGTCTGCGCCATCTCAAGTTCTTCTCTGGTCAAATACCTACAGAAATCATCCAATTCAACAAGTCCAGAGTTAGGGCATCTATCTTGCTTTCTCGTCAAACAATGCACTTTATCTGCATCTGAAACATTTGCACAAGAACCCATGTTATTTCTGCCTTGTCCGTTGTTCCACATCTTTTCCCTAGATTTTGTCCTGTTGACCTTAAACTTTCTCTCGTAATCCTTGTCTCTGCTTCTGTGTTGGTGAAACAAAATACCTCTATCTGCGGGCAAAGATAAGTTAGGAATGTTAGTCCAATAATATCTTGCACGTTTTTGAAAAGATACAAGAGATGAATTTATGAGAATGCCCTCAACACCTAGATATTCATCAAGTTGCCTTTTCGACTCCTTGTTCATTTTTACGTTTTCAAGCAAAAAATACTTTGGATTCGACTCTTTTAGTAACCTCAAGAACTCATAAAACAACTTTGATTTATTACCCTCAAGGCCGCTTCTATCATTAGTAAAGGTGCTTGCTATTGAGAAATCTTGGCAAGGCGAACCGCCCATAAGCAAGTCTATCTTTTCACCCTCGAAAGTTTCAGGCCACATGACATCCTTAACATCACCTATGTGCGTAATGTCCGTCCAATTTTTTTGTGACACAGTTATCGCTGACTTTTTTATCTCTGAAGCGAAATAATTCTTGATTGGTATGCCGCACCTATCTAGCGCAATACGCCCACAAGACATTCCGTCAAACAATGATAATACGTTTATAGGTTTCATATTAATATCCCTTCTGTTGGTGAAAGCGGAAAAGGCATACCAAGTTCTTCTAGGATGGGCAAAGCCTCTTTAAAAGGCAATGACGCAGTGGCGTGGTTATAGCTGTCATCTCCGAAGCCGTAGACATAAACATACAAATCATCTGTAGTTCGCCACGCACCGCTTGGGTGAGAGGGGTTTCTTGCACGAGTGTAGCTGAAGCGTGGGTGCTGAAGCGCCTCTTTAAATTCTTCGATTACAGTCATGTTTTCCTCAGTAAATTTAGCCATTATAAAATCTCCCTTGTTAATAGCTTACACCCTAAGTTAGCACATAGTTATACTAAGGGTAAAGTATTATTTAGCAAATAATTAACTTTTTTATGGGAATATTCTGGAAAGTAACGCTACTAAGAAGAAAAACACAGCAATTACAATGGTTACGACTGCGCCCCACAGCATAATATCTTCACGCTGTTTGCGCTTTCTTTCAGCTTCTAGCTGTCTTTGTTTTCGTATTTTGCCCTGCAACCTAATGATTTGTTGCCATGCGTCCATGCCGTGATGTGCTATGATATACAGCCGCAGTTCTTCTTCTTGCGCCTTGGCTTTCTTCATAGCCGCCCAGACTTCTAAGCTTTCAGCCTCAACCGAACCGTATTTCTTGCGTTCCTTCTTGGCTTCATCTTCCAGATTGTTTACAGCATCCATCCACCTGCCAATATCGCCAGCCATGCTTTCCACATCCTTTGCATACGCCATCCCCTTCTTTACCGCCTGAAATGCGGCAGAGGCTGTCAGCAATAATGTGGTGACTTCCATTATTTTGTAATAAGCCTGTCCAGCTTATCCTCAATTCTGCGGATTACTTCCATCATGCGGTTCATGTCGTCCCGCAGTTCCATTTTCGTAGCATAATCTTCTCTGGTTTTGTTTAGCAGTATCTGGATGCGCTTCATCTCACCGTGGCACTCTTTAGCCCACCAGCCGCCACCGACAAGCACTAACCCTAACAGGATGTCTATGAGGTTTGTCATTTCCATCAGTCTGCATCCTGTATTGTGTTACCGTCAGCTACCCAATCCAGAATGGCCTGATAGTGGCGGTTGTTAGGGTTGATTGGTACTTGCAAGGTTTCACCGTCAATAACAGCTTCTATGTGGTCATTAACTGCGCTATCAAAAATACTTACAACGTATTGTGCTGATGTTACTACCATGATTATAACTCCGCATCCGCTGACCATGTGTCTAAATATGTAGCAGCACTATTTCTAGCAAAATGGAATTTGTCTGCCCTTATGTCACTAGTATTACCGTAGTTCCCAGTTAAATTTGACAGGGTAGGAACATCACGCATAGTGCCTTTAAAAAATACGTCACCTACATATGTACTGCCTGTATAAAGACCAGCATGTGAGTTTGCTACTGAAGTTTGAAAATACCTCTGGCACTTAGCTAGATTTTCAGCATAGCTTTCGTGCTGGAATGGCGTAGCTGAGTCGCCTACCTCTAGCTTCACGCCTGTGATGTAGAAATCATTGCTATCGCTGTCCATCCAGTTTACTTGATTAGATGTTGAATAATCATTTGAACCGCTAGACCAAACACCGTCAGTAGCACCGCTATAGGTAGAACCCCAAGCTAAGTTAAAAAGCAAACGGAAACCTTGCCCATTATCGTTGGCAATAGCCCCTCCAGATGCTTTAATTTGACTGTCTGGCTGTATTGTTATTGTTTTCTTTTCCCAAGTGTCAGAAGTGCTTATGCTATACTCTTTAATGTAACGATAACGTGTGCTGTCGTTTTTTTCTAAGGTAATAGTATATGTTCCAGTTTTGCTTGAACGAACCCAAAATGAAAGTGTTAAGGCTTTTGCACCTGATGTGCCATAACTTAAATGCTGTAAATTTTGCGCCTCTATAATTTGTGCAAACACAGCGTACTGCGTTGCAGCTATGCTTGTGTCTGCGGTTGTTACAGCTAATTTTAGTGAATAACCAAAACCTTCACCGCTAGGCACTGTTGTTGACCGTTCGCTAGTAAAAGCACCATCTGTTTCATCCCATATCTTAATGCGGTCAACTGTATCATAAAGACCACTACTGCTTGCTGTCGTTGCCGCAGTTGCCCTCTGCCAGACAGCCATATCACCGTTGATTATCAGGTTAGCCCCTGTCACAGTACCAGCATCTGCCGCACCAGCTAAGTCTGCTAAGTCTCTTGCCCTAGTCATTATGCGTTCTCCAGTGCTGTAAGTCTGGCTTCTGCTGCATCAAGTTTTGCCTTTAGTTCCTGTATGGATTTGATGCAAAGTGAAACCATATGAGCGTAATAAATTGACTCTGGCTGGTCATCACCGTTATCGTCCTGACTGTATTCTACGAACTCTGTAAGTCCGGCAGCATGTACCTCTTCAGCAATCAAACCACCAAAGATTG